TGTCGCCCGTCGGTATTGTTGTGCATCACACCGCTTCAAACGCTAAAGCAGACCCCGACGCTGTTATCGCCATGTGTGTACGTGGCGTCAACAAAGTACCGGGACCGCTTTACAACTATCTCATTAAACGTGACGGAACAATCTCGAAGCTCACAGCGGAGAACGTGAAAGCAAATCATGCTGGGCGGGGACTGCAAAGTGTTCTGACTCGTATGCAAAAAAACCTTCCCGTTATGGGAAACGCTACTGGCCCCGGAAAGATAAGTGCGAATGGTCGCCTTATCGGGGTTTCTATTATCAACGACGGTTTAGGGCAAGATGTTCCCGAGGCTCAGATGGACGCATTGGTAGATCTGTGCGCCTTTCTGTGCGACGGGCACAACTGGAATCCTGATGTGGCAGTAGCCGGACATAAGGAATGGAGTTCACGTAAAGTCGATCCTTCGTTCTCGATGCCAGATCTACGGGCACTTATCCGTCGCCGCATGGTTAGTGACACACCAACAATGGTGTTACCTAAAGAACCTGAAGATGGACTGGTTTCTTATCCCGGTTTATTGAAGAAAGGTTCAAGGTCTAACGCTGTTCGCTTTGTGCAAGCCTGCGTGGGTGCCCAACAAGATGGTATTTTTGGGCGTGTCACCCAAGCAAAGGTAATCAGGTGGCAACGGGCCTTCGGCCTTAAACCAGACGGCATAGTTGGCCCTGCAACATGGGAAGCTATGAAGATCAAAAGGACAGACATTGTTCACCCAGCGTTTTATTAAAGATTCATTAGAGCGTGGCGTAGCTACGTTCGCTCAGGCTTGGGCGGCTGCTATGGCAGTTCCCGGCCCAGATTGGGGCGACTCCCTGAAGATTGCAGGGGTGGCTGCTCTTATCGCTATTGCTAAAGCTGTTGCAGCTACCCGTGTCGGTGACCCGGAAACTGCTGCTATGGGTAAGAGCTAGCCTCTTTAGAGGGATGGGTCTTTGCGATGACGTACCGGCAGTCAGGGATACAATATAGAGAGGCCAGTTTCGCTTATAACACGAGCGATTCTACGGTCAATGTTGGTGTTATTGGCGTTGTCGCAACGATCCCTACCTCGATTGATTTCCCTTACCGCAAGTCGGGGATGTCGTATAGGGATCCTCTTTACACTTACAGGGAAGCGCCTTCATCGGGTAACGCTTACACCGTTATCTGTTTACCTGACACGGTAGGAGTCACCACCCAGTTCTCTGCGGTAGCTGGCAAACCGGCAACGGTTAGCCCTGCAACGATAGACGTGGACGCTGGGGTAGCGACAAGCATAGACATTGACGCTAACTATGTAGAACTTGACGAAGGCATGACGATACCTGTCGCTGTGCCTGCGGCAAGTCTCCTTATCGGGCAGCAATTAGCACCTAGCGAAATAGCTGCCACGGTTGCGGTGCCGACACCAACACCGGGTGTTGTGGTGCGACCGGACACGGTTGAAGCAACATCGACTGTGTATACGGCTAGTACCCCTATTTCGTTTAACGCTAGGACTATTGAAGCGAAGGTCACTACACCGGATGTGCCGTTGCATCGCATCATTGATCCGATGCCGGTAGCGAACGTGCGTCCTATGGTTGGGCCACGCAACAAACCTACCCCTGCTTCTTTCGCTTTGTTCCGTCATTACGCTCCCGAGAGCAGAGGCACAAATCTTATTATTGTTAATAACGCTTCAGTGCAAACGTTTATGCCTGCCGATCAGAGCACAGCTACCCGTGTGATTTACGGGGGACACGACTGCCCAGACGATTTAACGGCTACTGAGCAAGACATCTTGATAGCCGCAGGGTATAAATTAAGAGTAGGAGCTGCTGTCTAATGCCTATGTATTCCTACCGTTGCGCTAACTGTTACACCATTTGGGATGTTTTCCACAAGTTCAGTGAAAGCCACGATGAGCCATGCGAGAACTGTGAAGGGGAGCTTTCTAAATACTATGGCAGTATTCAGATTTCTCCAACGGCTTGTCCCACACGGGGCGGCATTCACGATTCTCGCCCGATTGATTTAGAAGCTACTCGACAGAATGAGAAGAACAAGGAAGCTGATCTTGCTGCGTACAAGCGGTTAAGGCAGGAAGGGTTGCAGCCTCCGAGCACTGTTGGTGCGGCGAAGTTAGAGTCCGAGGCCGGTACGAAGTGGGAAGTCAAAGCTGGTAAAGCAGTAAGTAAGAAAGGGCAGAAGCAGCTACAGGAGTTCTTAGGATGACTACCACCCAAGCATGGGTTGACGCTACCCGTGACATGCTTCTTTCGGGGTATGTAGAAGAACTCGATGTTTTAACTGCTGGTATTACTAGCACTTCTCAGACGACAGTCACGGTTCAAGGTGTGGCGAGTAGCTGGGCTAAAGGCGTCGTGTTTGAAGTCAACTCGGAAATGTTTTATGTGACGGGGGTAGCGGGCGGTAACACCCTTAGCGTGTTCCGAGGATACGGGGGATCTACCCCAACAACGCACGCTAACAGTGACCTTGTGAGGGTGTCCCCGAAGTTCCCTACTTATCGGATCGTTCAATCGTTGAACGATGATCTTAACGATTTGTCGTCACCAGATAACGGGTTGTTCCAAATGAAAACAACCAGTTTCGATTACAACGCAAGCGTTGACGGATACAACTTGGCGGGTTTAACTTCCGACGAAATCAACTCTATTTACTCTGTGACTTACGCAGATGTAGGAGTGGAAGCAACCGAACCCGAGATCACTTCGTGGACACTTAAACGCAACCGGGATACCACTACCTTTTCTAGCGGGCTTGCTTTGATTCTTTACACTCCAGCGTGGCCCGGTAAAAAAGTTACAGTGATGTATAAGTCCCCTTTGACTCCTGTATCCACAACTGATTTAACAGCTAATCAGTCTTTAACGGGGTTGGCTCCCACAGCGTATGACCTTCCTCCGTTGGGTGCGGCGATGGCGTTGATGACTACCACTCCCATACGCAGAGAGTTCCTTGACGCAGAGGGTACGTCACGTATGGCCGATGAGGTCCCACCGGGGGCGATCTCAGCCTCTTTCAGAGATTTAATGGGGCGACGCAGGGCGAGGCTAGAAGCCGAGTCAGCGAGGCTCCTAGCACGCTATCCGCAAATGTGGAGTCGAAACTCTGCCGTACGCCCGACTTCGCAATGGAGCGGGTTCTCTGATGGCTAGTGGAGATTACTTACCGGTCCAATTAGATGGCACGTCGTTTCTCGTTGACACACGACAATACGCTCGGACGACTGTTCCTGCGTTAAGAGAACAGCGAGACAACAGCGCCGAGGCAGGCGAAAACGCTTTAGACACGAGCGGTGCATGGACACGCTCTCAAACAGATTGGTCTTATGGTGCGGGTCAAACGCATTTTGATTTGGGTGATAGTGATCGCCGTCGCTTTTCAAGCTCTACGGGTATTGATCCGTGGACGAAAGGGGAGATCACACTTCTCCCCATCACCGAGGAAAAACTAAACGCTACAACTAGCAACCTTCTTGTCCAGCGCATGGGTACTTACTTGTACGCTACTCACGCAGAAAACGCTGCGTACACGAGCAGCGCTACACCGACTACTCCTTCGTGGACAAGCTTTGTGGCACGAGCCACTCATCAGATAGCTGACATAACGTCGGACGGCACAAACATTTACTTTGCTTTCGGGTCAGGCGCAGCTATAGCTAAAGCCACTCTCGGCAACAACGCTATTGATGCTGCATGGCCCACGAGTGGTACACAAGCAGCCGACATTATCCAAGTCGCAGCAGGCCGTTTGATCGGTGCGCTTGGCGCAAACATATTTGAAATCGGAGCTAACGGCGACAAACTGGCTAGCTCACTCGATTACACACCAGCTTTAGCTGGCACTACATGGGTGTCTGTCACTGGTGGCCCTTCCGGTATTTTCGCTGCGGCAAACACAGACAACACAGGCAGCATCTACCACATTGGGGTAAGCGCTACAGACGGCACTCTCCAGACTCCTATTGTTGGAGGGCAACTGCCGGGTGGAGAACAAGTCAACCAGATTCTTGCTTACGGCGAAGTTCTGCTTATCGCCACTAACGTCGGTTTGCGAACTGCGCTTATCGACACGAACTCTAACGCTGTCACGATTGGTCCAGTGATCGAAGAAGGCGGCGAAGCTTTCGGGCTGGAAGCTGAAGGACGTTTCGTTTGGTGGGGTGGCAGCAGCGGGCAGATCTACCGGGCGGACCTTACTCGTTTCACTGCCACTCTTGTCCCGGCATGGGCATCAGACCTCGTGTCAACTGGAGGTTCCGGCAATGTCAACTCTATTGCACGTTTCGGAAACAAAACATATTTCGGGGCTGCTACTGACGGGGTATATGGTGAGTCGGGTACTGGTGTAAAAGTTGCTACTGGGACACTCAACATTGGTGAAGTGTCATGGTCAACTGTTGCACCTAAGTTGTTGCGTAACGTCACGGTACGGCAAAGCCGTGACCAGTTCGATTCAACGACGATGTATCGTCAAGCTGCTCCTTTTATTTACCGACAAAGCGCTTCTACTTTCCGAGGTACACAAGTCAGTGTGATGCCGGGAACGGTGAAGTTCAAAGCTACGAACGACAACAACGCTGTAAGCGAAGTCGGGCCTTTGTCTACTGGTGTGCCTTCAGATTTTGATTTCGCTTCAGAATCGTCAGTGTCATACAACTTTGAGATGATCCTTACGCGAGACACAAGTAACACTACTCTCGCTCCGATCATTGAGGATTGGGTGACGAGTTGTATCGCTACTCCTGACCGGGTAGACGAAATCATCGCTCCCATTATTCTTAGACGCCAAGTTTTAACTTCACGTAACAGTGGCTCACCTATCATGTTCGACTCAGCCACCATCTTTAACACTCTCCGCAGTCGTATGGAGGCAGGCGTAACCGTGGACTATATAGAGGGAACACGGGCAGAAAAAGTGACTATTGAACGTTTGTCGATGCAACCGGAGCGAATATCCGACAACGGAGAGTGGTGGGAAGGTACCCTTGTGGTGAGGCTATTAACTGTCCCAAGTTAGGGGGCCTCATGGCAAAAGTTCTTTTCTATGACATTGAGACAGCGCCAAACTTGGCGTATGTGTGGGGTCACTATGACCAGAATGTCGTAAGCCAATTACGAGAATGGTATGTGCTTTGTTTTAGCTATAAATGGGAAGGACAGAAAACTACGAAAGTAGTTTCTTTACCTGACTTCCCTGAAATTTATAAAGCTGATTCTGAAAATGACATTGCTGTAGTTGGGGCTTTGTGGAAACTTTTTGACGAAGCAGACATGGTGGTAGCCCACAACGGCGACCGGTTCGATATGAGGAAAGCGAACGCTCGGTTCGTGTACCACAATCTGAAGCCGCCAGCGATGCCTCAACAGATAGACACCCTCAAAGTTGCTCGCAAGTATTTCATGTTTAACAGCAACAAATTAGGTGATCTGGGAGAACATCTCGGGTTGGGGAATAAAGAAGCGACTGGGGGGTTTGGGTTGTGGGCTGGGTGTATGCGTGGCGATGAGAAGTCGTGGCGCATTATGAAGAAGTACGCCAAACAGGATGTTGACTTGTTGCAGGACGTGTATGAGCGGTTGCGTCCGTGGATGACGAATCACCCTAACCGGGCGTTAATTGACAACCGTCCTGATGCTTGTCCTACTTGTGGTCATTGGGAATTGATAAAGCGGGGATACAGGAATAACAAGACCACTCAGTATGCTCGCTTTCAATGCAAGGCGTGTAACTCTTACTGCCGTGCTCGGGTTCGCAGCGAAGCAGCTTCTCCTAATTTGGTGCCTTAACTCAGAACACCGCACCCGATTGGATGCGGTGGTCTGGTGTTCCTTATGAAGAAGGGAATCAACTTGCGACATTCATTCCCAAATAGACAGCTAGTCGCGGTCTATGTGTTTAAGCGTATCACGCAATTCCCGTAATCGGCGGATGTTTTCGTCTTTAGGTAAATACTTGACGCCCGGTAGCACTCCCATAGGCTGCTCCTCGTGTGCCCTCCGCAACGCTGCGTTGTACGTTATCCAAAACTGGTTGAAGCTCGGCCAATAGTCCGTGCTGACCGCTAGCTCACTCACAGCTTGCTGGCAGACAGGAAACTGTTTGACAAGAAAAAAGTCGTGCCATTGTTTCAATGTCGGATCAGGAAGTTTGGATTGCCACCACACCGACGACATTTGCAGCATGATCTGGTCTGCTTCGTCGTTAGTCATGAACTTCCTCACTCCACGAAATCATTACGCCAGTGAACCCGTTTTTAAGGTTGCACCATTGAACGTATGGGTCGTCAGGAAGTTTCTGCGCCCCCGACGCTTCTAAGATTTCGTCGGCTCTTACTTCTACTACGTGAGTTACCGTGCGGTAACTTATTCTGTGGTCCATTGTTTCCCTTTTCTTGTTCCAAGAACTTGTTGTATGCAATCTCCGGTCGGAATCGCACGTCGTTTGCTGCCATCATCGCCCGCCTAGTTGTGGCGTAGTATCCGCCCCACGTGCAGGCCGGGGTGTAGCTCTGTTGTCGGTGCCAATCCACGTCGCTTAACGCTTCCCATAAGCATTCGTGGCGTACTGGGCAGAGACGACAGTGTGTGGGTTCTACGTCTTCTGGGTTCATCCCTTTGCAAGCGGCACGGGTTTGCCATCTATCGCTCACGCTGCGCTCGCATCATCAAAATGCGTTCCGTCGTTCCAGCAAGGTGGGTGCGGGTTTTCTTTCTTGCCGAGCGAAGGGTGAACTCGATGGCGGATAACGTATAGGCGTCGGTGTGATG